CTTTGGGCGAAGCGGATCATCTGGGACAAGCTCGTCAAGCTGAACGAGTACTACGCTTCGGGCGCCGTCATCTCGCTGTCCGACCTTAGCATCCGCTACCCCAATGGCGCGATCATCGCGCTCATGGGCGCCGACACCGACAAGGAGCGCGCCAAGATTCGCGGGCGCAGCTACCTTCGGATCACCATCGACGAGGCCCAAGCGTTCCCCTACTGGCTCGACGACTTCATCCGCGAGGACGTGCGCCCGACCCAGCGCAACGTGCGCGGCCGGCTTACCGTCCAGGGGACGCCACCCGCCAGCCTTGAACACCCGTGGTTCAAACACGTATGGCAGAACACCAGTTTCACGCGCCATAGCTGGAACATCACCCACTGGCCCAAGGTGCTGTACAAGCGGCTGTTCGGCCAGACAGCAGCCGAGGCGCTCGCCGCCGACCTCAAAGACCGCGGCGTCGGGCCGGAAGACGTCACGTTCCGCCGTGAGATGTTGGGCGAGTTCCTCGCTGATGAAAGCGCACTCGCCTATCGATTCGACCCGACGAAGAACCTGTGGCTTGCCGCCCCAACCACCGACCACCGGGTCATCGGCGTGGACCTCGGATGGCATGACGCGACCGCCGTCGAGGTTCTAGGCTGGCGCGATGACGATCCGACATGCACTCAACTCCACGAGGAGATTCATGAAGGCATCACCTTGACCGACCTAGGCGGCATCCTGAAACGCCTGGCAAGCGCCTGGACGCCTGCGCTGTGCTTCGTGGACTCGGGAGGCAACCGGCAAGGTTACGAGACCATCCGTGAGCAGCTGCAGCGCGAGGGTGTGCCCTTGGCGCTGGAGCGCCGCCCGGTGCTGCCCATCGCCGACCAGGTGGGCCTGGTGAATCAGGCGCTGCAGTCGGGCCGGCTCAAGCTCAAGGCTGACTCCCGCGCCGCCAGCGACATGCGCCTTGTGACCTGGGCCAAGGGCATCGCCGGCACGAAGCTGGACGACGGCTTCCATTCCGATGCCATCCCCGCCCTGACCTACGCCTTCCAAGCCGCGGTGCCCCTTCTCCCACTCCCGCCAGCGCCCCCAGTCAAGCCCGTGCGCTCCCCGCACCCACCCGGCTTCGACCCTGACGAGTGGGCACGCCGCGCCGCCGCCAACAAACCGTGGTGGGAGATAGCCGAAGGCCAGACCATCGAAGACGTTACCCCGCTGTTCGGCGACGACTAAACGCCCGCATCTGACGTCTTCGCGCACGTTCACGCTAGGATGTGCACACAAAACAGCTGAAACCCCTCCTCAAGCTGCTTCGAGAGATGGGCGTCAAAACCTTCTCCGACGGCCCGCTTGTCATCGAATTTGGACCCCCGATTGCAGATAAGCAAGATAACAATAGGGTTAATGTAAGCGACGGTACAGACGTTTCGATGCCAGAAGGCTACAGCGCGCAACCTACCGAAGAGATTACGGATTTGCGCCAATGGCTCGAAGGCAAGTACCGGGCAGCGGCCAACGGTGAGGATGGCGGCGAGTCATGAACCGCACGCTCGACCAGGATGACCTGCGTTGGTGGACAGATAAGCACGAAGCGCCGGGTGCGGCGATGGTGCGAAGCGCCCAGATGATTGAGGAAAGCGCGGACTTCAAGCTGCGCTGCGACCTGAATCTAGCCAGTTCGCGAATGGTCGAGGGCGGCCCGGTGCCGGCACTGCATGCCTACAGCGGCAGGTTCGGTGTTGGTATGCTAAGCGCGCTCAACGCAGACCCGATCATCTTCAATGCCATGCGCGCGGTGGTGATGGCTGCAGTCAACCAGATAGCCAAAGGCCGCCCGCAACCACGCGCTACAACCAGCGGTGGCGATCAGTCAGCACAGCGCCGCGCGAAAGGTCTAACGAACTTTTGCAAGGCCGTGCGCAACAGCAACCGCGCCGACTCACTTTACCCGCGCGCTTGGTTCTTGGCTTGCGCCGCCGATGTCGCGGCAGTGCACTACTTCGAGGCAGGCGGGAGAATCAAATTCGAGTTGGTCTTTGCAAACGAACTCATATTCAACCCGAATGAGTCACTCTTCGGTGAGCCACGCACCTGGATTCGCCGACGCTACATGGACGTGCAGTTGGTCAAGGCACTCTTCGGCAAAGGCAATCCCAAACTGAGAGACGTATTAGATAACGTAGTCACGATTGACCTCACCGAACTCGGAATGCCGAGCGACATGATCGCAGTCTACGAAGCGTGGCGCGTGCCATCGCTACCCGGCGCGAAAGATGGCCGCCACGTAATCGCCATCGCATCGCCTCCAGATGCCATTGAAGACGAAGGGTTGCTCGTCGACGAAGTATGGAAGCGTGACCGGCCGCCGCTTGAACTGCTAGTGTGGGAACCCAGTCTCGTCGGTGTCTACGGCAAATCCCTGGGCGCACAGCTTGCGCCGCTGCAACTGTCGTTAAACAAAAACCTGTTCAAGGCCGAGCAGAATCTCAGGATGGTGGCAGTTCCGCGCGTGTTCTTGAAGACGGGCGGCAACGTCAGCACCGGCACTCTCGGCAACATGCCCGGAGACGTGATCCGCGGCAACGAAGCGCCACAGTTCCTGCTACCTGAGGCCATCGGCCAAGAGATGCTGCAGTACATCGCCGACACCATCACGCGCATGTACCAAATCGCTGGCGTCAATGAGCAAATAGCGCAAGGACAGAAACCGCCGGGTCTCAATTCCAGTGTCGCGCTGACGACTCACACTGACCTGGTTGCGGCGAGGCAAGCGCTCGCGCAGGAGCGATATGAGACGTTCGTGTGCCGTGGTGACGAGCAGATAATCTGGCTCGCCGAAGAGATGCACGCCCGCGGCGTCAAGATTGCGGTCATGGCCAACGACGGCGATGCGCTGGAGAAGATCAACTACGCCGATGTGCGTTTGCCGGACGGCGAGTATGTCATCGACATCCAGCCGACGAATCCTCTCGCCACCACGCCCAGCGGCAAATACGACCTGGCGCTCCAGCTTGGCGGCACGTCATCGCCGATGCTGCAAGAGATGGCGAGCAAGATGCTGGAGAGCCTGGACCCGGAGGCCGAGCTTGCGACGGCAACAGCAGTTCAGCGCGCCATCGACGCGGACCTGGAGCGCATCCTCGAAGAGGGCATCTACGCGACGCCCGAGCCGTACTTCGGTGGACCCGCGCTCAAAGAGGGCGTCCAGCGCGCGCAGGCCATGTTCGCGCAAGGCCGGCTGAACAAGATGCCGCAGCGCAACTTAGACCTGCTGGCCCAATGGATGGACGATGCTGCTGCCGCAAGCACACCGCCAGCAGCACCTGCCGCACCGCTGGCAATCGCACCACAGGCGGTTGCCGCTGCCCCGACGGCGGTTGCAGCTGCGCCGTTCCCGACCGAGCGCTTGACCGAGCGGGTTACGCCAACCGGGTGATAATGCTGACCTTTGCCATTATGGCAGCGCATGTTCTCGCGCAAGTCATTGATGGAATCAATGACTTGCCAGACGGCTGGTGGCGGTTCTAGTGCACGGCTGCGCTAGGGTAGTGCATGTGCCGGCCCCGGAGACCCTGTTGAACTTGAGCAGATGCAGTCAAACGCGACTGAGCGCCGATGACACCCCGGCGCAAAATCTCAGCACGTTTGCTTTCGGGCACGGTCGCTACACCCGTAACGACAGCTCGCGCTGAGGCGCGGCGTCTTCCATAGCAGTTACGTCAGATCCTGAATTCGGATCTTGGGTGTCCTGCATTCAGAACTTCGGCGCGCCCGGATGCAGGTCGTAGTACTGCTTCTTGTCGATGTCGGTCAACACAGCCTCATCGGTGATTGATGCGTTCATTAACGCCGGCCCTGAATTGTCGTGGATCAGGCCAAGACAATGGCCGAACTCGTGTGCGACGTATGCGGCCCCATTGGTATAGTCGAGGTCAATCCGCACGCGAATCGGCTCACCATGCCACGGGTCGGTTTCACCGGCATAGGCCGCATGGCGATAGCCGGTGATCGCAACATTGGTGTTGCCGTCAACGCCAAGCTCACACTGCAGGCCTACCGGGAACCAAATCTGGCATGCCTTCGTGATGGTCTCGGCTGGCACCTGCCCATCGGACGTGTAGAAGATCGCATCGACCTCAGCGCGGCATCCAGCCCCCACGCTGCACAGCAGAACCAAC